ATCCAGGTGCCGGGCGCGACCGTTTACAACCTAAACGACGCCAACCACGTGAATGCCACAGGCACCAGCTCCAAAGCTCGCGGCATCGCTTTGGACTATGCCGTCACCGGACAAGCGCTGCGCGTCATGATCACCAACCCCCTCGCGATCAATTCTTAATGGATCCGAGGAAATAATTAAGGAGATAAAAACCGAATGCCCAAGACATATGCCCAATTGTGTGAAGACCTAAAAAACGGCGGGATCGCATACCAGCCGAGTTTCGCTGACGATTACCAAATGCGGAACTCCAACGGCGCCATCGACTCATCGACGCTCGGCGTGCAGTACACGATCCAAACGACCACGCTGATTCGTCAGCGCGTCGTCGAACAGGTGTTCTATGAAATCGCCCCGGCGGAGTATATGCCGGTTGTCGTCGGTGAAGGCGCTTACATGGAAAACATCGAGACCAACATCGAGTACCAATCGGCCGGCGACTTCGAGAGCGGGTATCAATCGACCGCCGAAGAAACGCGCGTGACCAACGTCGACGCCAACATCGCGCCGATCAATGCCGTCATCAAAACGTGGGTGGGTGGTTACCAATACACCGACCTGGCGGTTGAGAAGGCGCTCCGGTCTAACAACTGGAACCCGATCGAAGCGAAAATGCGCGCGAACAAAAAGCGCTGGGATCTGGGCGTGCAGAAAACCGCATTCCTCGGGTCGTACTCCGACTCGCGCGTGCCTGGCTTGCTCACGAACACGGGCGTAACGGTCAACACCGCCGTCATCACGAAGAACATCTCGACGATGAGCTACACGGAGTTTGGCACGTTCGTGGCGACCGTCATGGCGGCCTACTTCCTGAACTCGAATGACACCGTCCTGCCGGACACCTTCGAGATTCCGTACCAGGACTGGCTCGGGCTCGTGACGCCGATCAATCCGCAATTCCCGAACGTGAGCATGTTGACGTATCTCATGGACGCGTTTAAGGCGGCCACCGGAAATGCGAATTTCCGAATGTACCCTTGCGCCTACGGCGATAAAGCCAACAACACGGCATTCAACAACACGAACCGCTACGTCCTCTATCGCAACAACGAAGAGACGATGCGCATGGACATTCCGCTGCCCTTCGTGCTGCGCGCGCCGATGTCGGCTGATAACTTCCGCTGGAACGGTGTGGCATTGGGCCAGTTGACGGGCCTGGTGATCTATCGCGTTCCCGAAGTGTTGTATTTCGACCATAGCTAAGGCGAGGGCCCCCTTTGGGGGGTCGCTCTAACCACGGACCAGAGGAGACCCTATGTCAGAAAAAGAAAAGCATGAAAAGGCATCGTCTGAAAAGATGGTGCTCTTTAACAACAGCCGCAATCCGTTCAAATTGAAAGACGGCCGCACGTTCGGGATCGGCGACTCGCTGGAATTCACCGACGCCGCCGAGTATGAGCAGCTGAAAAAGTATAAGGGCGTCTCGACGACGAAGCAATTCGCGCCGGGCCTGTCGGCGCATATCGAGAAGCTCAGCGCCGATAAGGCGCAGCTGCAGGACGAGGTGGACACCCTTAAAAAGCAATTGGAGAAATTCCAAAGCAAAGGGAGATAGGGAATGTCCTATCCCCCGTCGGTCGCCGACTTTAAGGCGCAGTTTACGCGTGAATTCAAATACGGCGAGAGCCTCGCCGATGTGCAGGACAACGATATCCAGCGCTCGATCAACGAGACGTATGTGTCGTTTAACCCTGGGCTATGGGACGGCGCGACCGCCCTTGGATCCACGACGGAGTTAAACATTGCCTACCTCTACCTGTCCGCGCACTACCTGGCACTCAACGTCCAGGGTGCCGGCGGGCTTTCGCCCGTCAATCGCGGGCGCGGGGTTAAGTCGTCCGGCGGGGGAACGATCCAAAACAAGTCCATTGGGTCGGTATCGATCGCTTACGCCATCCCAGAGTATGTGCAAAACAGCGCCATCCTGGGCCAATACATGCGCACGGACTTCGGGCAGAAGTACCTGGCCCTCTTAGCCCCGCGCATCGTCGGCAATGTAGCGATTGTCTCAGGGGTATCCCCGGCCGCCGTCGGGCCGATCTATGGGCTGCTGAACATTCAGCCGCTGCAGATCAACACGCTGTCGCTCGCGGGCGGCACGCACAACGTCGCCTATTCGGCCACCGTAAGCGCCACAGGCGGCGTGGGTCAATACACCTGGACCAAGCCCTCGGGGACCTTGCCAACGGGCCTCACGCTGTCGCCGGTCACGGGAATCATCTCGGGAACGCCGACGGTCGCTGGGACCTATTACTTCGAGGTGCTGTGCACGGACATCATGGGGAACACCGCTGCCCAGAATTATCAGGTGGTGATCGCATGAAGGGCCAGTCCGCGAACCTGAAATACGACTTCACGGGTTTAAACAAATTCGTGAAGAGCATCGACACCGCAGGGCAGTACGTCGTCAAGGTTGGGATCTTCGGTAACAAGAACGCCCGCGGGGCGGCATCGCCCACGCCGTCCAAAACGGGCGGCACGCGCAAAGTGTTTAAGGTGCCGACGGTCATGACCAACGCCGAGGTGGGCCTCCTGCACGAGGTGGGATCGCCCACGCAGCGCATTCCGCAGCGATCGTTCTTGCGGATGCCGCTCCAGGTCAAGACGAAGGAGATCCTGGCCGACGCCTCTAAAGGCGCGCCGGAGCTCTTGGCGAAAGGCCAGATGAAGACGGTCCTGAAGCGCTTAGGGATCGCCTGCGAGAAGTGGATCCAGATGGCGTTTGCGACGGGCGGGTTTGGGCAATGGAAAGCCAACGCGCCATTGACCGTGGCGATCAAAGGATCGGCGGCGCCGCTCATTGATACCGCGCAGCTTCGGCGGTCGATATCGTCGCAGGTGAGCTCGAAATGAGCGCCATTACGCTGGACGTGACGGGAGCCTTCTGGGACCTAACGGACCCGATTGTCTTTACGCTCGTTCAGACCGCGCCCGTGGATTTTGAGGCCATCGACACCCCGCAAATAGACGTTTATTTCGACGGGATGCTGCAGCCGATGAAACCGCGGGACCTCCTGATCAAGCCCGAGGGAGAGCGGAAATGGAAATGGTGGATGCTGTTTACGGAGCAGGAGCTTAAGCCGGGCAACATCCTGCAGGACGAATCGGGCTCGTCGTATCGGGTGATGAGCACGGTGCGGTGGGACCTGGCCGGATACCGGGGCTATGAAATCATTCAGGCGCCGTACCCGCCGTTTGCGGGGTCCTGACCGTGGCGCAGCCGACAGCGCCTGTGCGGGAGGCGGCGAAAATCATCGCCGATATTCTGGTCGCGCAGCTGGGCTTGGAAGCAGGCCAGATCATGCTGACGAACCAGAAATGGGAGATCCCGGAAACGCCGGGATTGTTTGTGGCGATCTCCTATGTGTCGGGCAAGGTGGTCGGCAACACGAATTACTCGGTCGCAAGCGACGCCGGGATGACCGAGATGCAGCAGCTGCTCATGCTCTACGACATCCAGATCGATCTGATGAGCTACGACGATGCGGCGCGGGTGAAAAAGGAGCTGGCGTATATGGGGCTGATGTCGGTGGCCTCGGAGCAGATTCAGGAGCAATACAACGTGCAGGTCGCGCGCAATCCGCTGCCGTTTCAGGATGTGTCGATGCTGGAAGAGACGGGCCGGCTGAATCGCTATACGACGAGCATCCGGGTGTGGCAGCTGATTACGAACCAGAACACGAACGTGCCGTATTACTCAGATTTCAGTCAGGCCGTACCGCCGGAGACAACGGCGCAAGAATGAACCAGGGAGGCTATAAGCCATGAGCAACAACGTCATTTTTCCACCGTCGTACATCATCGACGTCACCATCGAAGGGACGCCCACATTCCTGAACGCGCCGAACATCAACACGGTGGCCCTGATCTCGTCTGAAACGCCGGCATGGTCGCCGACTGACGCTTTCACGATTTACACCAACGCCACCGACGTCGGAACGGATTTCGGCACCGATTCCAAAGCCTACGCCATCGCCACGGCCTTCTTCGCGCAGAACCCCAACCCGTTAAATTCGGGCGGGTACTTCGTGATCATCCCGCTGATTGTGGCCGACTCAGGGAGCTACCAGGCGGCCATCGCACGCACACTGAACACCGTTTATTATTTCGGGATCCTGCTCGACGTCGACGCGCACCAGCTGGCCTCGGGGTCGGCCTTTGCGAACCTCGCCACCTACGTGCAGACGCTCGATAAACTCCTGATCGTCGCCTCGCTCACGCCCGCCGATTTCCAATCGAGCGGCCTGTTTTACGACGTGCAGCAGGCGCTGCAGACCAATACGCGGTGCATTTATTACAACGACAACACGGCGGTCGACACGCCAGCCTTTGCGGCCGCCTATGCCTCGCGCGGGCTCTCGACCAATTGGGACGGCTCGCTCACGGCGCAGACCCTGAACCTTAAACAGATCGCGGGTTTCGATCCGGATCAAACGTTGACGCCGACCTTCCTCACCGAATTGCAGACGGCCGGGGTCGATTGTTACCCGTCCTTCGGCGGCGATCCGGGCCTCTACACCTCCGGGGCCAACGGATGGTTCGACCAGATCTATGGGCAATTCTGGCTCAAATTCGCGCTGCAGGCCGCCGGGTACAACTTCCTCGGGCAGACCAGCACCAAGATCCCGCAAACAGAAGTCGGCATGACGGGCCTGAAAGGCGCGTATATGACCGTGCTCGCCCAGGGCGTCAACAACGGGTTCATGGCTCCCGGCGCATGGACGGGCGCGGCGCCCTTCGGGAATTCGCAGGACCTCATTCGCTGTATTGCCGACCGCGGCTTTTACATTTACTCGCTGCCCGTCGCGCAGCAGAGCGCCGGCAACCGTAACGCGCGCAAAGCACCCGTTGTGCAAATCGCTGTGAAACTCGCGGGAGCCATCCAGAGCTCGCAAGTCATCGTTCAAGTTCAGGAATAAGGGAGGCATTTATGTCGGCATTCGCTTTAACAGGTCAGGACGTCATCACCATCAACGGGCGCATTATCACGGCGCTCGCCGACGCAGATTCCTTCATGGTCACGTTTCCGAATCCGATCACGAAGGTCAAAGCGGCGAAGAACGGCAACGTGATTTATGGGCTCGACAACACAGGCCTCATGGGCGACGTTGTCCTGCGGCTTTTGATCGGCTCCGACGATGACAAGTATTTAAACAGCGTGCTGCAGACGCTGATTTCGGACATCTCGACCTTCATCCTGATGACCGCCAACATCGTCAAGCGCGTGGGCGACGGCCAGGGCAACACCAACAGCGTGGTCTACCAATGCTCGGGCGGCATTTTCAAAGACCAGGTCGGCGCGAAAACCAGCGCCGAGGGCGACGTGGAGTCCAGCGTCTCCGTCTATAACGTGACCTTCGGGAACGTCCTGAAGACGATCCAGTAATGGATTTCACGCTGCCGTCGGGATCGAAGATGTCCGTGTCGGAGGCGTCCTACGCCGACGCGATCGGGCTGCTTAAGGCGCTGATGAAAACCATGAAGGGCGTGCCGCTGGCGGTCGATGTGGTGTCGCTGGACGTGACGGTGCTCAAAGACGCGCTCATTAATGCGGGGACGTCGCCCGAGGTGGATGCGGCGCTGTTTAAATGCGCCGAGCGAGCCGTCTATGAGAACGCCAAGGTCACGCCGGCGCTCTTCGATGACCCGAAGCTCAAGGACGTCGCGCGCGCGGATTATTTCGTGATCTTCTGGCACGTGATCGAGGTGAACTGCGGGCCTTTTTTCGGAAAGACCTTTTCATTGTTGAGAGAGCGGTTAAAGACGAATCTGTCCACCCAACCGTCCACTACAACGCCGATGAAAGTGTTGTAGTCGCGCTGCAGCTGGCGAAGGCCGGCTATTGCAGCGGCGACCCTGAAAAGGTCACGCAGATGCCCGTCGGATGGGTTGTGGCGGCGATGCAATACGAGCAGTTTGTCGGGGTGTATGAACGGACGTATATCAAGCTGAACAAGGGACGGGAATGAATATCGGGGAACTCTTCGTCACGCTGGGCATCAAAGGCCACGGCCTGGGCACGCTCAAAGACGTGGCTGAAAAGATTGCCAACCTGCCTGTGGACGCCGCGGCGGCCATCGCCGGCATGGCGGGGATCTCGTTTGAGCTCAGTAAGATGGCGCAGGAGGCCCTGGGCACCGCCGTGGCCTTCCAATCCTTCACGAACCAAACCGGGCTCTCCTGGCAGCAGCTGCAGCGCTGGCAGATCGTGGCGCAGCAGGCCAATGTCTCCGCCGAGGATGTGGGCAATTCCGTCTCGACATTAGAACGCAACCTGGCCGAGATCCGGCTGGGCCGCGGCAACATCGCGCCCTTCCAAATGCTGGGCATCAGCCCGCAACAGAACGCCTTTGGCGTGCTTGAGCAGCTGCGTAAGCGGATCCAGGGGTTAAACCCCGCCACGGCGACGAACATGATCACCCAGATGGGCCTGTCGCCGAACATGATGAACGTGCTGAAGCTCTCAGACCGTCAATTCGCGGAATTCGGCAACCACGTCCACGGCATCAATGAGCGGCAGGAGCAGGATTTTCTGAAGGCCAAGCTCGCCATCGTGCAATTCGGCCAGGCCTTCCGCTACGCCATGTTTGGCGTGATCGCCGATTTCTCCGAGGCCTTCGAGAAGGCCAAACAATTTAAGACGGCGCTGCTCGCGCTCGGAGCGGTGGCGGCGCTGGTGGCCGCTTACTTCTTTCCGATCACGGCATCCGTCGCCGCCCTGATCCTCGTGCTCGACGACCTCGCCGTCTATTTCACGGGCGGAAAATCGATCACCGGGGAGGGCGTGAAAGGAATCAAGAAATTCTTCGCCGACATCGCCTCGCAATTCGAGAACGCCGGATGGCTGCAAAAATTCATCCTCTTTGAATCGATCCTCTCTAAGATCGTCACCTCTGCGGATAAGCTGGCGAGCTTTGCCTCCGGCAACATCACCGGGCTCTTGGGCGACATTATCCCGACGGGGATCTCGGTCGCCAAAGCCGAGGCCTCCAAAATTTTCCATTTAGCGACGACGGTGAATGTGCATGTGAACAACGACTCGGGATCGCTTGACGCGCCGGGCTGGCAGAACGTCGCCGGCATGATCAAGAAATCCGTGGAGGATGCGCATCTGCAGCTAAACAACTAAATGGCTCTAACCCCCGTCCTACCCACGCAGGCCTTTACCGCCATCCCGAACGGCCAGAAATACGTCGACGGGCTGGTCAATAAATATGTGCTCCGCACGAAATCCAGCACGGGCATCGGCGGGTTTCTCTTCGGCTATTTGGGCGATGTCAACGTCTCGCTCGAGGCCGATATCACCGATCACTACGCCGAGAATAACACGGCCATCCAAGACCACGTCGCGCTGCGCCCGGTTGAGGTCACCATGCGGGGATTCGTATCAGAACTCACAATGCCAAAGCCCCAGGGCGTGGTCGGCGCGCTGGCGGCCGCGCAGAGCGCGCTGACGCAGGTGCCGGCCTACATTCAGAAATACACCCCCGGCGTGACACAGACCCTGCAGAAGGCCGTCACGCAGGTGCAGAACACGGTGAACACAATCAACCAGACGCTGGCGAAGGCCCAGAACATCATCAGCCTGTTTCCCGGCGCGCCGCCGCAGGTGAGCAAACAGGCCAAGGCCTACTCGCAGCTTTCGACCGCCATGAAGCAGAAGCTGCCCATGACGATCGATACCCCTTACGGGATGATGACCAATATGCTCATCAAGAAAATCACGTTCGTGCAGCCCGAGGACACGCAATCATGGTCGGACATTACGGTGACGCTGAAGCAAATCAATTTCGTCGAGGTGGAGACCGTCGCCGACAACGGCAGCTTTGCGGGACGCCTCGCGCAGCAGGCGCAGACCGCAACCAATAAAGGCGTCGTGCCTGGAGCCAAGGTCAACCAGAGCCTGGCCTATACGCTATCCAAGCAGCTGGGATGGGTAGGGAAATAATGCAACAGATCACGAATCTCTCGGACGAGGCCTCCCAGATCTCCAAGGTCGTCTTGGACGACGGGTCGGTCATCACCTTTGAAATTATTTATTTACCGACGATAGAACGGTGGATGATGAACGTCTCGCACCCGACGATTGCGCTCAACAACCTCATTCTCTGCGCGGGCCCCAACGTCCTGCGCGATTTCCGCAACGTGATCCCGTTCGGCCTGGGCTGCTATACGAACGACGGCGCGGACCCTTTTTACATTGAGGATTTCGCCAGCGGGCGCGTGTCGCTGTATGTCTTGGACGCCTCCGAGGTCGCCTTCTTTGAAACCAATGTCTTCGGGCCAGGGGCGGTGGCGGCATGAGGAACGGCTGGCATTGCGCGGATTGCCGCCGCGGGGATCGCAAGCGCTCTGGCAAAACCTCCTATTGCCTCCCATGCCGGCGCAAGCGGTTCCGGGCGTATTACGCGAAACACTACCGCAGCCCGTATAAGGTGGCCGCATGAAATTTGGGCGCACATTTGCCATGAAGGTGCAAATCGACAACGACCTCAACGCCGCCGAGATCGATTATCCGATGACGATCGAATTCAACGTCATTCGTAACACCTTCGCCTCGGCCAACACGGGCAGCTTCACCATTTATAACCTGGGCCCCGACCGCCGGCGGCAGATTTACCATGACCGCTATGACACGCTGAATTATCGGCAGATCATTCTTCAGGCCGGGTACACCAGTCAAAAGAACACGCCGCTCGCCACCATTTTCCAGGGCAACATCCGCTCGGCTTATTCCTTCAAACGCAAGCAGGACTGGACGACGGTGATCGAGGGATTTGACGGGGGATTCGGGATCTTAAACGGTCAGGCCTCGGTGAGCCTCGGTGCGGGATGGGACGTGAACGCCGCCGTGCGTCAAATGGTGGGCGGGATGCCTAACGTGTCGGCGGGGACCATCTCGCTGCCGGCCATCCAGAATTCCCGGCCGCTGTCGCTCTTCGGCAACGCCTGGGACATCATTCGCCGCCTCACGGGCAACAACACGACTTTCATTGACGGCGAGAAGGTCAACGCCGTGGCGCAGGGCACCTACATTACGCCGCCCGATGGCGTGCCGCTCATCAGCTCCGATACCGGGCTCCTGGGCACGCCGCGCAAGCTGGGCGCGCTTCTCGAGGTAGACATGGTGTTTGAGCCACGCATCGTCATCAACCAGCTCGTGCAGCTGCAAAGCGCCGAGACCTATTACAGCGGGCAATACGCCGTCATGGGTATCACCCACCGCGGCACGATTTCCGGGGCCATCTGCGGGGACGCCATCAGCACCTTAAGCCTTTGGTCGGGTACGGAGGCTCTGCAACCTGCGTCATGACCCAAGCCTTTAAACCCATCGTGGAGCCAACG